TAAAATATTATTACGACACTCTTAGGGAAACCATCTACCATGAGGTAAAGTGTGTCGGGGATACTGTATATACTGAGAAATTAATTACAGTGGAAAAAGCAGTATTTCGTGAATTATCATGGTGGGAGAAGTATAAAGAATTTATATATATTGCATTAGTTCTATTATTAGTACTAGTCGTATTAAAAAAATTAGGCAAGATAGTTTTATAACAATAAAAAAATAAAGAATGAGTACAATTGGAATAATGCACAAACAACCTAGGGTATTTGCACATGATGCTTGGCCCGTAGTTATCGGTGCTATTAACTATACGTGGAACATGAATAAACAGTTTCCTGGTACAATGAACTATGCTGGTATATTAGTAACAGATGCAGGAGCTGGATATGCACCAACTAATACAATAGTTTTAACACAAACAGGTGGCGCAACAGCCGCAGCAACCTTGATAGTTGATACTGTAGACGGAGCTGGAGCAGTAACATCTTTTCACTTTGATCATACGACACCTGCTAATTTAGGAATAGGTTATTCTGTTGGTGATACAGAAACAGACGCCGCAGCTCCACCTAGTCCTTTTACATGTATTATAACTAACATAGATATCCCAAATACACAAGAAGCTGGATGTTGTTTATATTTTAGTCCTGTCGGTGCTGCTGCTGCTAACATCGATGTTATTATGGAAGGTGCCACTTATACAGGCGCAACTTTACTTAACTTTGGATATGCTGCTTCAGATGTAAGGACATTCAATTTAGTACCAGTAGGATCATTTATGCCTGTAATGGTTAAACAGATTACAAGCGCAACTGCTACTAATGATATTTTAGCATTATATTAAGATATGTCACCTATAATATCTAACGTAAATACTATAACAAATGTTATTGATGAAATAGCTATTGGTGGTGGTCCACCTGCTCTAGCAGACATAGATAATGACTTTTCTATGGAATTTGATGGAGTGGATGATTATATGACTACAGGGGTTTATGCTCCTGCTGCTTCAGATCTCACTCTTTCATTTTGGATAAAAGATCCTGATGGTGGTTGGAGTAATGATTATCCAGCAGCAATTGCTGTAGGACATCCTAATAGTGGATTAGGATTGACGTATCTCAATAAGATGTATATACAAGGAACTCCACAAGATGGTAGCATGGGTGGATGGGGTCCATATACAAGTGCAGTTGCGTTAAATGATGGCAATTGGCATCACCTTGTGTATACCTATACTTACGATGCAGGGGATTCTACTAAAGATTCAACCTATAGATATTATTTAGATGGTAGTCAAGCAACACTTTGGAATGGTGTTGACTATGGTACAGTATTTAAAAGTATTTATGTTCAAGATCCATCTAATCAATTAGGAATAGGTGCAGAGGTTGATCTGTATTCTTATATTTATGGTCATTTTAAGGGAAAAGTTGACGAAGTAGCTGTTTGGGATTCAGCACTAGGAGCAAGTGATATTCTAGCAATATACGACGCAACAGACACTGGTAAAATAGCGGATTTAAGTTCAATGTCAACACCACCGATAGCGTGGTATAGAATGGGGGATTAAAAAGAAATTATGGCAACAACATATCAACCTTCGCAATGGCTCGTACCAGAGAATTCTAACACTGACAAAGTAGGGAATTATAGTTTTGATTTAGATGGTGTGGGAGATTATATAGACATTGGCAGTCCACTTATAGGTATAGGTGCTTATACTATATCATTCTGGATTAATCCAACTACTGTAAATGATGATGATAGAATAATGTCTAATATTGATACTGATAATTTTGGTATTAGATTTTGGGGTGGTAATATACAAGTATGGGGGAAAACTAATGGAAGTGCTGCATGGACAACCTTCTTGACTAGTTTTTCAATTGATACATGGTATCATATTGTAATAGTGCATGATGGCGCAGGAACTGTAACTGGATATAAAGATGGGGTTGTAGATACCCCTATAACATCTGAACCTGATCTTAGTAATATAGGGTTAGGTGCAAAGTTTAATTTATTATTTGGAAATAATTATGATGGTAAAATCTCTGAAGTTTCTATATTTAATTATGCTTTAACAGAAGGTAATGTACACACACTATATGGAGCTATTCCACCCGCAACACCAACTAATGGAGTAGGAAATCCTATGGGGTTAACACCTGTTCCTGTTGGATATTGGAAAGGTGATAAAGCAGCTTTAGGTGCACAGTGGGCGGTGCCGAATCAAGTAAGTAAGGATTATGTGTTTGAAACTGACGGTTCATCAGGTCCGATTATAAATACACCATCAGTTAATTTAGGGACAACAAATACAGTTTCTTTTTGGTATTATAATGAGGCGTGGAAGACATGGCAGATGGTTCTTGGTTCAAGCACAAATCAATATGACTATTTAATAGCTATTTCTACAGCTTTTTCACCTACAATAAATCATGTTTATGTTAACATAGGTGATCCATCGGCATATTTGGATTTTACGAGTACCGCAGTAAGAAATATATTAACAGTGACAAATACATGGCTTCATATAGCCATTGTTAGAAGTGGAGATTCAGTTGAGTTATATATAAATGGAGATTTAGTTGAAACTCTTACGGGAGTCGGTGCTATAAATGATACTATCTTTGATACATTAATGGCTGAAGGTGATGGAGTTGCTTCTAATAGTATAAATGGAAAGATGTCAAATGTAGCAGTTTGGGATTCTGCTTTAACATCTGGTAATATAACTACAATTTACAACAACGGTACTCCTACTGATCTTACATCTTTATCCCCAGTATCATGGTGGAAATTAGATGATTCTGCTACGTTCAGTACTAATTGGAGTATTCCAGATGATGGGAGTGCTAGTAATACAGGCACAAGCTCTGGAATGACACAAGGTAATTTAGTCCCTGACACAGTAACTAGAGGTACTGCTATGTATTCAGAATATAGTTTTGAATTTGATGGAGTGGACGATTATATTCAAATAGCTTCTGCTATGTCAACAAGTAGTACAGATTGGAGTATTCAATTATGGTTTAAAACTTCACAAGGAGGCGGAAATAAAATATTTGTAGGACAACCAGGAGATAAATATTTTGGTGGTAATTGGGGTAAATTTTGTTTTATTTCATCTGATAATTCTTTTGATATTACTAGTGTACTAACTATAACTGATGGGAATTGGCATCATGGAGTATTTACATATAATTATACATCTGGTGCATGGAAATTATATATTGATAATGCTTTAGATACAAGTCAAACCGCTACTAGTGGAATAAATATTCCACCTTGGAATATTTTTGGAGCACGAACTACTAGTCAGTATTTCGCTGAATGTAGTTTAGATGAAATTGCATATTGGAATATTGAATTGTCTGCGGCTAATGTTACCACTTTATATAATAACGGTAGACCCGCAGATTTAGCTTCATTTTCACCTGCACCTATAGCATGGTGGAAGCTAGGCGAAGAAGCATTTTCAACAGATCCAGCAGCAGATCCTAATGGATGGACAATACCAGATCAGATAGGTAGTAATGATGGAACTAGCGCAGGTAATCCAGATTTAGTAGGAGATGCTCCTCAGAGTTTTGCAAATGGATTATCAGATAGCATGGATATAGATGACAGAATTGGTGAGAGTGGATTTAGTGATAATAATGCACTTTCATACAACATGGACTCAGAAGCTAGAGTAGAAGATGTACCAGCATAAAATATTAAATAAATAATAAAATGGGATATAATAATAATACATACGCTATATGTGATATAGCAACAGACATGTCAAAAGTAGATTTTTCGCAAGTTTCGCAGTCTAGTGGATTAACATGTAGAAGGAGTTTAGACGATACACTGTTTGTAATCAAGTATCCGACAGGGAAAATACCAACGTTTATAAATACGGGTATTATAGTTCCAAGTGAGGTACTAGATCATGAACAAACATTAGCATTAATGGCAACGCCAGAGTGGAGTGAGCCAATGCCACAATAAATAATAATTAAAATTTAATTAAATGAAAATTAAAGAAGAACAATTAAGTAAAATTCAAGAACAACAAAAAAGTTTAAACCAAATCCTAAACGAAGTGGGGGTTTTAGAAGCTAACAAACATGGATTGCTGCATAGGTTTGCAGGAGTTAATCAAGAAGTTGAAGATTTTAAAACAGAACTTGAATCAGAATACGGTGCTATAAATATAAATGTTGAAGACGGGACGTACGAACCTATAGAACAAGAGGCAAAAGAAGTAGATGTTTCTAATCCTTCATAGTTATGTCTAGTGTGATAAGAAAAATCAGTATTGGTTCTGATTATAAAAATGAGGCTATGCACTATGCAGTCGGTCAGCAAGTATATGGTGGACATAATATATCAAACATCTTATATAGCGATGATGATAACTCCTACAATATATTTATAACCAAAGAAGACGAAGTATTACCATGGAAGAAATTTAATTCTAATATGGCAATATCTGTGGAATATGACTTAGAATACTGATGAATAGTATATATGATTTTATTATTAAACCTTTAGGTGAAAGATATGATAATGAAAAGAAAATAGGGGATAAAACTCTCATAACAAATACTAAAATAGAGGATTTTAAATCTGTTAATAACAGGGCTATAGTTATTTCTACACCATCAGTATACAGTGGGGACATAGACAGGGGAACTGAAGTTATAGTGCACCATAATATATTTAGAAGGTTTTATGATATGAAAGGTAGGGAAAAGAATAGCCGTTCATATTTCAAAGGTGGTATGTATTTTTGTGGTCCTGATCAATTATACATGTATAAGCAATATGGTAAATGGAAAAGTTTTATGGATAGGTGTTTCATAAAACCGATTAAAAATAGACAACCCTTTACGTTTCAAATAACCGAACCCTTAATAGGTATTGTAAAATATGACAATACTGTCTTAAATGATCTAGGAATCACAAATGGGATGATTGTAGGTTTTAAACCGGATTCTGAATTTGAGTTTGTTATAGATGGGGAGCTTTTATATTGTATGAAATCAAATAACATCGTGATAAAACATGAATATCAAGGAGACGAAGAAGAATATAATCCAAGCTGGACAGGTAGCAGTTAAAGAATTAATTAAAGTAGCTAAAGAACCTATTGTAGATAGTGGTGATGATGTATCAGCTGATAGACTTAAAAATGCTGCCGCTACAAAAAAACTCGCTATCTTTGATGCTTTTGAAATATTAAATCGTATTGAAGATGAGAAGAGAATGCTGGAAGAAAAACCTAAAGAAGAAAAGAAAGAAGAAAAAGCTTTTAGGGGTTTTGCTGAAGGAAGGAGTAGATCATGAGTTATGAACAAAATCTTTATAAAATTTTACCGGATGATTATATTAACCCAAAAATACTTAAGAAGAATAATAGAAATAAGAAATGGGAGTATGGTTATAACGCGGATTATGATTTCATTGTAATAAGTAAAACTGGGGAAATTGGACAAATCTACGACATTCAAAACCTTAAAATCGCATTACCAAAACAGAAAGATGTTTTTAAAAGATCCACCAAAGTCGAAGAGCAGTATTGGGAACCAGACGAATATTCCAAAGAACTCTCGCGAATAAAAAATGTATTTGATTGGGACAACTATCCTCAAGAGTTTAAAGATAAATACTATGATTATATAGATGGAGAATTTCAAAGACGTGATGAAGGTTATTGGTTTTATAATAATGGCACCCCTACTTATATTAGTGGTTCTCACTATATGTACTTACAATGGACTAAAATCGATGTGGGTAAACCCGATTACAGGGAATCCAACCGGCTTTTCTATCTTTTTTGGGAAGCTTGCAAAGCTGATAAAAGATGCTATGGCATATGCTATCTAAAGAATAGACGATCAGGATTTTCTTTTATGGCATCATCAGAGTTAGTTAATATAGCTAGTATGTCTAGCGATTCTAGATTTGGTGTATTATCTAAAACTGGATCTGATGCTAAGAAGATGTTTACAGATAAAGTTGTACCTATAAGCATTAACTACCCCTTCTTTTTTAAACCGATTCAAGATGGTATGGATCGACCTAAAACAGAGTTAGCATATAGAGTACCTGCTTCAAAACTCACTAGAAGAAAACTAGAAGCTAACGAGAAGTTACAAGATATAGTTGGATTAGATACTACTATAGATTGGAAGAATACCGGAGATAATTCATATGATGGTGAAAAACTTAAGCTATTAGCACATGATGAATCTGGTAAATGGGAGAGACCAGATAATATTTTGAACAACTGGAGAGTTACTAAAACAACTATGAGACTAGGTAGTAGAATAGTTGGGAGATGTATGATGGGGAGCACTTCTAATGCTTTAGATAAAGGGGGAGGCAATTTTAAGAAATTATATAATAATTCAGATGTCACTAATAGAAATCGCAATGGCCAAACAAGCTCGGGATTATATTCTTTGTTCATACCTATGGAATGGTCCTACGAAGGATATATTGATACTTATGGCATACCTGTCTTCGATACGCCACGAGATCCAATTAAAGGGATTGACGGACAGTTAATAGATATAGGGGTAATAAATCACTGGGAAAATGAAGTAGAAGGTTTAAGAAATGATCAAGATAGTTTAAATGAATTCTACAGACAATTCCCCAGAACTGAGCAACATGCATTTAGAGATGAAACTAAAGAATCATTATTTAATCTAGTTAAGATATATGAACAGATAGATTATAATGATGGTGTAAATAATGCTGCTAATATAACTACTGGAAGTTTCCAATGGGAACATGGAATTAAAGAAAGTAAGGTTATATTTATGCCAAGAAAAGATGGTAGATTTAAGATTTCCTGGGTACCACCTAAAAATCTTCAAAATCAAGTGATAATAAAGAATGGAGTGAAATATCCTGGCAATGAGCATATTGGTGCTTTTGGATGTGATAGTTATGATATTTCTGGTACAGTTGACAAAAGAGGATCTAATGGAGCACTACATGGACTCACTAAATTTAGCATGGAAGATGCCCCACCAAATCATTTCTTTTTAGAGTATATAGCAAGACCTCAAACCGCAGAGATATTTTTTGAAGATGTACTTATGGCATTAGTTTTTTATGGAATGCCTTTATTATGTGAGAATAATAAACCTAGGTTGTTGTACTACCTAAGACGAAGAGGTTATAGAGGATTTTCTATAAATCGTCCAGATAAAGTTTGGAATAAATTATCTATAACAGAAAAGGAAATTGGTGGTATACCAAACTCTAGTGAGGATATAAAACAAGCCCATGCATCAGCTATAGAATCTTACATAGAGGATTTTGTTGGATTGAAGGAAAATGATTACGGAGATATGTATTTCCAAAAAACATTAGAAGATTGGGCTCAGTTTAATATAAATAATAGAACTAGGCATGATGCTTCTATAAGTTCAGGTTTAGCAATAATGGCTTGCAATAAAAATAGGTATAAACCAGTTGCTGATAGAAAGAAAAAATATATTGATTTAGGATTTAAAAGATATGACAACAAAGGTTTTGTTTCAAAAATAATAGAATAAATGATTTATACTACTACTAATAGTTCTTTCCCTGATCAGGTAGTACCTGAAGAAGAAAAGATGACCCTAGAGTATGGTCTGCAAGTAGCAAGAGCAATAGAAGGTGAATGGTTTACAAGTAGCAGAGGAGCAGATAGGTTTTTCTCTAGTTATAACAACTTCCACAACTTAAGATTATATGCAAGAGGAGAACAGTCTATTCAAAAATACAAAGACGAATTGTCCATAAATGGGGACCTTTCCTATTTAAATTTAGATTGGAAACCCATACCAGTAATTCCAAAGTTCGTAGATATAGTAGTAAATGGTATGTCACAAAAGACATATGACATAAAAGCTTATTCACAAGATCCAGAATCGCTTAAAGTAAGGACTGCATATGCTGAAACTATTTTAAGGGATATGCAAACAAGAAAATACCTAGATCAAGTACAACAAATACTAGGTATTGACATATATTCAGTGGAAGATCCTGAAAACTTACCTGCTAACAGAGAAGAATTAAATCTTCACATGCAATTAGATTATAAGCAATCAATTGAGATAGCAGAAGAAGAAGCGATAACAAATACTTTAGCCAAAAATAAATATGAATTAGTAAGGCGTCGGGTAAATAGAGATTTAACAGTACTTGGTATAGGAGCAACGAAAACCGGGTTTAATAAATCTGAGGGTGTTACTATAGATTATGTAGATCCAGTTAACTTAGTTTACTCATATACAGAAGATCCTAATTTTGAAGATATATATTATGTAGGTGAAATAAAGTCCCTTAGTTTACCAGAACTTAAGAAACAGTTTCCCAATATAACAACTCCTGAGTTAGAGAAAATACAAAAATATCCTGGAAATAGTGGTTATGCTAGAAACTGGAATGGTAGAGATGATAACAATGTAGTACAAGTTTTATATTTTGAATACAAAACTTATACAGATCAAGTATTTAAAATAAAACAAACAGGTACTGGATTAGAAAAAGTACTAGAAAAACCAGATACATTTAATCCGCCACCTAGTGATAATTTTGATAGGGTTTCAAGATCAATAGAAGTATTGTACTCAGGGGCAAAGATATTAGGACATCCACTAATGCTTAAATGGGAGTTAGCTAGAAACATGACAAGACCAAAGTCTAATCTTGTAAAGGTTAATATGAATTATAATATATGTGCCCCTCACTTATATAAAGGAAGAATAGAATCACTTGTAAGTAGGACCACTGGTTTCGCAGATATGATACAATTAACCCATTTAAAACTACAGCAAGTTTTATCTAGGATAGTTCCAGATGGTGTATATTTAGATGCTGATGGATTAGCGGAAGTAGACTTAGGTAATGGTACTAACTATAACCCCGCTGAAGCGCTTAATATGTATTTCCAGACAGGTAGTATAGTAGGTAGGTCATTAACACAGGATGGTGATATGAATCCAGGCAAAGTGCCTATACAAGAACTACAAACATCTAGTGGTGGGGCTAAAATACAATCTTTAATACAGACTTATCAATACTATCTCCAAATGATAAGGGATGCTACAGGTTTAAATGAGGCTAGAGACGGTAGTACTCCAGATAAAAATGCGTTAGTAGGATTACAGAAGTTAGCGGCAGCGAATTCAAACACGGCAACTAGACATATACTACAAGCTAGTTTATACTTAACATTAAGAACATGTGAGAATGTAGCTTTACGAATAGCCGACGCATTAGAATTTGATTTAACAAGGGAAGCTTTACGTTCTAGCATTAGTTCTTATAACGTTGGTACATTAGAAGATATATATAATTTACATTTATATGATTTTGGTATATACTTAGAACTACAACCAGATGAAGAAGAGAAGCAACAACTAGAGCAAAATATACAAGTAGCTTTACAGAGTGGTCAAATATATTTAGAAGATGCTATAGATATACGAGATGTAACAAATCTAAAACTAGCTAATCAACTTCTAAAACAGAGAAGGAAGAAAAAACAGGAGTACGATCAACAAATCCAACAACAAAATATTCAAGCACAAGCACAGGCTAATGCTGAAACAGCAGAGGCAGCTGCTTTAGCAGAGGTGCAGAAACAACA